AATAAAGCCCTGTGATATTATATCCTGTTAAGGAAACTTTCTCAGGGTAAGATTTTTTCAAAATATCAAATGCAGAACCTGAAGATACAACTGTATTAAAAAATACATTATCTTGAGTCTCGGATGATGTTAGCTCCCCACCAGAAGGTGCCTCTGTTTGCGAGGCTGTATCGGGGTCGCTTGAGTCATATTCGGTGACTCCGATGTAAAAAGAGTCAATAGCTAACTGACCGTCATTATCACTACTGATTACCTGAATCCTAAATGATTTTGCTGCAGTGTTAATTGTGCCACTGAAATCCTGTGGGCCAGAAATTACATTAAAAACGTCAACTGTCTCCCAGGATGCAGCTGGGTCGTCTATAATTGACTGAAGCTCAACCACTGCATTTCCGCCAGTATAGGAAATTCCGGATATTGAGTAAGATGTTGCAAGAATCTCAGAAGCATACTGATTCTCGAGTATAGTGGCTTCCTGTCCTGCAGCTAAAGTGTTAGTTAAAAACAGATTTCCATCAGCAGCACCACTTAGACTACTAGAATCTCCTCCTGATGGAACCACCTGGCTGAGTTCAACTGTCTGAGATGTGAAAGTTGTCTGCCCATTAAATACCATACTATCAATTGCTGTCCCATTAAAGACAACACTTGATACCTCTACCCCATTATATGTTATTCCCATTTTGATAATTTAAATGCATGAATGGGAGTAATCAAGTTAAATAGGTTACTCTGGAAACACCTTTAATTCTGATTGCTCCAGGCAATACCCAGGGCCATGCCCGAGATCTCTTATGTTTTCGTTTTTAATTAAGTCTTTTTTCCAAGCCCAACCTTTGATGTCCACAGCCCTTCCGTCCACGATGACCAAAACATAAAAGTCAACATCAGGGTTAACTTTTAGTGTACTTAATAGCCTAGCATTAGGGTAGTGGGATGACTTAATGTCGTACCTGTTGCCCTTAAGAACACCATCGTAACTTCCGCTTCTAGCTTCAGGTGCAAAGTCAGGGAAGCAGTTAAACTTTTTTGCGAATGCATACTCAGCTACTGCTCCCATCACATCTGCTTCCGAGCCATCTTGCTTTCCCATTTTGGCATCCTTCACACCAGTGCCTCGGCTAATGAGACTCCTCATTCTGCCTAGTATTTGGCAGAGGTTGTACTCTGCTTCTGTAAGTTCTAGCCTCAAACTCTGTCAGCTATTTTTGCTAGCTCTGTTATGATATCATCTAACCTTCCCTCAACCTTGTATGTAAGGTCTCTTATAGCTTGAGATTTTTCATATTCATCTACCTGACGCATGAAGTTTTCTGCCTCAGATTGGGTTAGCACAATCTTATGTCCACCGACTAGATAAAGATCCACTTCAGTCTTTGTTCTATAATTAATATGTGTAACACAACTTGTGTTTATGTAGTCATCATTTATTTCTGCGAATAAGCTCATACTATTATTTCCTTATCAATTTGATCCTCTGGTAATCCACACTCACTTGAGTGACTATCTTCTAATGGCTCAAAGCTATCTCTCTTAATTCTCCATACCTCTCCCCCTAAATCGTGGATCATCTTTGCCTCATTAGGGAATCGGATGTCATCTACTATGCATCGGAAGCTTTTATGTTCTGTTGCACTAGCCCAGGCAATTAGATCTGATATCCTTTCATATACAGGGGTGATCCATATGTTTGGGTGCATCGCTCTCCCCCACTCAGTCCCCAAAGTCTGTAAACAGTGTCTAGCTGTCACTCCTTCTGGGAACCCTGGAATCTGATCCTCCTTTTTATCATAGATAAATTTTGCAGGTATTATTACCTCTAGCATTTTTTTTATAGGTGAGGATAAGCTTATTAACTCACCACCTACTTTCTCTGCGAATGTTGACTTCCCGACGCCCTTCGGGCCGGTAAGCCCGATTACCGAGGGGAAGGTAAATTCTTCTGAATTAACTGCCTGACTGATCTGATATGTCTGCATACTTTTAATGGTTTTTTTCCAGCCTTTAACTTAGGGCCGAGTTTAAAATGAAAATACTCGCAACTACATTCTCCAAATCCATCGTACTCCTCGAGATCTACCAAGTGAGTATTCTCGGGATTACTTAAAGACGTTAATAGGAATCGATATGCTTCAAGATGATGTATCTCAAAGCGCGTACTCATTGTAACGCAGATTTCTAGGTTTCACCCTCGGGATACCTGTGCCAATTCTTTTCCCATCCTGATCAAAGCCTCTGATCTGGTCTTTCTCCCAAAAAAGATCAAATGCTAGATCCACCTCTTTTTTAAACTTCTGAAAATTCTGTAGTGTATAATGGGCAGGGAGGGGAACTTGTCCCCCTCCCCCCATGTAATCACTCTGCTTTGTCATCGGCTTTCTTCAAGCCTAGCTTAAGCTCCATATTCTCTAACTTGAGGGCAATCGTCTCAATTTTCTGCAAGCACGACTCAAAGCGTTCATAGGCTTCGTTTCGGCTCATAGCATTATTGGCGATCACAGTTATTTTTTCCTCTGCGTTCAGTTTCTTCCAGCGTTCCTGGGCATCTTCTTCAGTTATTTTCTTTTCAGTCATTGTGCGTTTTTGACTAGTTGATAAATTTTAGAGATCGGTAAACTAACTATAGCTTTGGCTGTTCTGCCTTTAGGCTTAAAGTCAATCGTCCCCGAGGTGGGGTTGAGCGTAACAACTAAGTTACGCCCATTCCCATCATCGGCTTCGGTTTCCCGAGTTACATTCTTTAATAGCTTAGTAGCCATCAGTAAGGGACATCCTCATCGTCATCCGATGGAGCCACACCAACTGGAGCAGGAGTAGCTGCAGGCTCATCAGTTTTAGATTTGGCGCAGAACCCGAATGTCATGGGGGTGACGACAAACTTAAACTTTGTACGAGGATTACCATTCTTATCCTCGTAACTATCTTGCTCAATCTCGGCATCGCAGTAAACTGCATCTCCCTTCTTGGCAAACTTTGCGATATAATCAGCTACTTGCCTCCAAGCTTCGCAGTCGAAGTATTTTACAGTCTTCTCGCCCTTTCGGGTTTTATTAACTGCGAGCGAGAAAGTGCAAAGTGTTGCATCCCCGATTTGCTTTGTAATAGGATCGGCAGTGAGCCTGCCCATCAACATGGATTTACTATATGAACTCATATTAATTTAATCTTGGTTTCTGTGTGAATTTTTGGATTTTTGGTTCGAAGCAGACCTCGACATCGCCACACCTTCCCTGCCGCTGCTTATTTATTGAAATAATAGTTTCTTGGGGGTCGTCATTTTTTCGCCATAGCATTGCTACTACATCCGCATCCTGTTCTAATGCTCCTGACTCCCTAATGTCTGATAATCTAGGCTTACGATTTAACTCGTCTGCCCCTCGATTTAACTGACTTAAAAGAATGATGGGTATATTAAGCTCCATAGCTAATGACTTAATTGATCCTGCAATCTCAGCAACCTGCTGCTCCCTTGGGATCCTAGGATCCATTGGGGTCATCTTCTGAGCATAATCTAGCACGATAAAGTCCAATCCCTTTCTAGCTAGCTTCCTAGCTTTAGATCTAACTTGAGCAGAATTTACAGAGCCTCGATCATCGATCCAAAGGTTCTTAGTCTTCATCCAACTCATAGCCTTTTGATACATCTCTATGTCAGATTCCCGGGCTGTTCGATCAACGATGTAACCGAGTGGAACCTCGGATATATTAGATATCATTCTCTGCATTACGGCTTCAGCTTTCATCTCCAAACTGAAAAATAAAACATTCTTGTCGTGCTTTAGCGCGGACAATGCTAACTCACACCCAAACGCAGTTTTCCCGACTGAAGTTCGAGCAGCTAGTATAATCATGTCGCTAGGTTGCCAACCATAAGTGTACGAGTCTAATTGCGTGATTCCTGAAGGAATACCTGACATTCCAGAAACCTCCATGCGTTTCTGTATGCCAGCCCACATGGAGTCAACGATGTCATGTGCATGCCTAATATCATCTTTACTACTTAATGAAATTTGAGTCAGTTTATGCTCAACCCTCTCCACTAGCTTGTCTGAAGTACACCCATGCAGTTCGTCCTGAACTTCCATAACTAAGCGCATTAAACAGCGCTTACGAAAGTCCTCTTTGCATTTCTCAAAGTAAGAACCAAACATGCGTGAGGTGTCACATCTCATTAATACCTCCTGCACATCTGACCTTTTTTCGCCCTCAAACATAAGCATCACATCTACATCGATTATGTCAGATTCTCTAGGAGCTTCAGTTATGGACGTCCAAATTTCCTGATTTAAAGGACTTATGAACCAATCTATGGTGACCCCACTATCTATACACTCATCAATGAGTGAAGTGTCTCGGCAGATGGTTGAAAGCAATCCTTCCTCTGCCTGAATGTCGCTACTGATTTTCAATGTATTCATCTAGGTAAAGTTGCCCTATATCTTCGATGCTTTTGGCATTTTTAAATTTTTCGTAAACAGGAGTTCGGTTTTCTGAAGCCCAATCTAGAAAATCATCTAAATTAATCTCGTTTTTATCTGCCTCGGGGATTGGTCTCCAATCAGCATTGTTTTTTAGCCAAGTAGTTAAACATGATCCCCACTCCTTGATCGAATTGCCTCCCTTGAGTACCCACCCAACACTTTGGTAGTGATCGTAAAAAAGCTGTGCTTTAGGTTCCACAGGCTCGGGAATTTTCTTACTGCGAAAAAACTCAACGACTTCCTTTGCATCCTTGGGCTTATTTCCTCCGCCTAAGGTTTTGCCCTGCCTAGGCTTTCTTTTCCTCTTAGGCTTCTGCTCAGTCACTTGAATATCTTTTCGGTATTCTGCAAGAGCAGCTAGAAACACTGCAGGTCTAGAAAGGCTCGTCATGTCACAAAGAAGCTCGAGCCTAGCCTCGACAAAGTCGTTAAATATTACATTGGCACGATTAGCCACAATCAACCTCCCTTAACCAGATGTAAATACCTGCATCCTGAGATCTTATTTTCTGAATCTGAAGATCCACAACTTGAGCGTCCGAATTATAAAAAAGCAACTTTCCCATGCAGTCCTGAAACATTTTGACCAGATTATCGGCATCAGGCTTAGTAAAGTGCCAAGTCCAGCCCTTGTCCTTGACTGCTCGTTTCTCAGACTTAAGAAAAGGGAACTTGTATATAATAGTAAGCGCCAAAGGGCCTTCGAGAGGTCTCTCGGGGACATAAGGCATAAGGAGACTAGCGAAGTCTGCTTGCTGTTGCTTTCCTTTGGCTGTGGTATACGAAAATGGTATTCCATTCTTTTTTACTCCTACTCGTTTAGATGACTGTGCAGTGGATCTTGGTGGGTTACATTTTATGAAAAATGCTTTCATGCTGCTGATACAGACTTGGCTTTTTCTTTTCGAAACATGACCTGCTCGAGGCGAGTCCTAAGATCCTTCTTTGCGTCTTTATCTGACTGATCAGTATGCTCTGCCCAAATCTTTATTAGGTCTGGCTCAGAGATCTTCGTAGCTTGCAGGAAGCTCGAAACAGGCAGATTCGCAGAAAACAGAATTTCAGACGCACCCACAGCGTCAAAGGAAGTAACACTTCCAGTGTTCCGCAACTTAAAACCAGGAACATCAACACCGTTCTCAAGCCTGCCTTTCGCAGTAGATTTAATACTTTTCGCGTACCGCTCGATAAACCCGACCAGCTCCATTTTTTCAGCCAATTCTTCGTTAGATATATTCTCCATATCAGTTTCTTTATTAATTTCATCTTTGATTAATTTATAAGCCGCAGGGCAGTGTGCTAAAGCCTTGCAGTATTTACATTGAGCTGCGCCTGCAGTCATGGGTGCATCTTCTGCCTCAACCTCGATAGCTAACTTTTTCAGCTTCTCGGCTAAGATTTCCGACAGATCTCTGTGCATAACACCCTGTGTCCACTTCCCTAATGCAGGTTGAAGAAGAGCCACCCTCACGCGTTTTACCTGAGGGTAGTTCTGCATCACCAAGGTAGCATAAACCTGTAACTGCTTATTTTTAGCAGCCTCCTCATACTGGCCGTAGAGCATCTTATAATCAATGACGCTAGCATCCTCTCCATCGACCTCCAAGTAATCGATCTGTCCAGAGAGGACGCCAACGCCCTGATCAAGCAACCACAAGCGAGCCTCGCGGACAACTTCCCCGCGTAACCCAAATAACTTAGTAACTTCCGACTCCATCCTTCGACATTCAGCAATGATATAAGCATGGCTAGAATCCATGATCTCATCCACAGGTGTTCCGTTTTCCATATATGAATGCAGCTCGGTTCCTTGAGTTGCATCCGATGTGTCGTAATCCTTAAATTTCTGTGAGGATTTGAAGCGAGCTTTGCATAGCATGTTTTCGTAGACTGATGAACCCGACATTTTCGGGACACCCTTCCAAGCTCGAGCGTTTTTTACTATTCCCATCCCGATAGATCCGCCACTTTTTCATTTGCAGGCTTAGGTAATGCCCACTTAGGTAATTTAGGTGGGCTGACAATCCTGCGATTTTCAACAGCCACCCAAGAGACTGGAAGATAGTAAAGGTACCTTCCGATCCCCCACTTAACAGCTGCGCGTTTAAATGCATCGCTGATTCCACCCTTAACGCCCTCAATGTTAGTGTCCCCTGCCCCATCGACCTTAGACACCCACCCATCACCAATGTTTAAAGAAAGAGTACATAGGAGCCTTCCTGTTTTTGTCTCGTAGTAATCGTCAGACCAGTTCTCAAACCCAACGACGTCATCGAGTCGTTTCATTACGTCTCTCGCGTCAATGTAAGCTAACGCACTACCTTTTTTGCCGTCTTTAGTCATTTGACCAACGCGCCAGTGTACCACCTTCTCCTCGAATGGAGCCTTCAATCCTTGATAAATATTTTTCATGCTTCTTCCAATTCTGTTAGTGCCTCAACTTCTTTTTTGAGGACGCGCTGATATTTCGAAAACTTTGTCTTGTAGGATTTTAAAACTCCTTTTTTGACTAAGTGTTTCACACTACGAAATGAGTCAAAACCTAGCTTGGACGCTGCCTCTGTGAGGCTATAGGTGTCACTCAATTTCACAATTCTATTCACTTGTGTATCACTCATGGGAAACCTTTTGGCGGTTAATGCCACCTCAGTCAATAGATTAATTTAGCATATTGCAAAAAAATATACTAAAACACAATTACAGGTGTAATAAGGTGAAAATAATGTATTGACATTAGTGGTATAAAATAATTTATAGTAGATCTTAACACGCTAATAATCCCTCACCATTATGACAAAACCCGAAAAATCAATAGGCATTCGCGTATCAGACGAATGCTACTCTAAAATTCTAGCTATGTGCGAAAAGCTAGGAGGGATTCCAATAAACAATTTCGCACAAAACTCGATTGAGACCTGCATTGAAATGCTTGAATCAAAAGATTTAACAACCCCGAAGTGGATAGCAGTAGGTCGTTATTCATTAGATTTTACGAAAGGAAAAAAATTGTAAGGGCAATAAACATAAAAGATTAATGATTATACTTACAGTAAAGTATAGTACTTACTTTACTCAATGCATTGCCTCCTTAAATCCCCCCCCTATAGTCCCCCCCCTTTTATGGTTCCATGCCAACCATGTGAATGAGTAAATCCGTACGCTTTCACAAAACGCACATCGATTTTGTGAATTTTTAATTTACAAAATCGGGCTGTAGACCGCATAAACACTAGGATTTTTCCGTTTGCTAAAGGCAGTTGGCTTTAGTCATTTTTTAAATACCTTAGCTAGGCACATGGTCTTACTGAGGGAAATGACACACCCATGTGTTAAATGTTGCATAAATTTGTGTCAAATATGTGCTAGGCGTAACCTATTTATCTTGATTACTTTACAGAAATTGGTTAATATATTGATAATCAAATGACATATGCACTGACATATGGGGAATATGCACCTGATACCCTTGGGGTAACAGTACAAGATCGCATACGTTCATTAGAGCAATGGCGTAACCTCTGCATAGACGTTGAAACAGACGCCCGCAGAAAAGCAGATCAAGCAAGTGAAGATATTAGGAGGCTAAAAAAACCTAGTATCGAAGAGGCTCAAGATGATGAGCTGTGAACATATCTTGCTCGTTATGGTTACATTATTGATTTTAATCGACGTATCGGTCTAGTAAAAAGCCATTTTCCCTTGCCCAAATCGGATTCTTATGGATCCGATCATGGCAACTTCGGCACGTAGCCAACCAAGTATCCTCATCTAGGTAGTACTTACCTCGGCCTTTTCGATGATGAACGTCTTTGCTTTTTTCTTTTCCACAAACCTCGCATAATGGCAATGTGGCTAGGAAGTTCAATCGCTTCCGAGAGTATTCTTTCAAATCGGCTTGTCTTTTCTTCGATACCCTCTTCATGGGCTTTTTTCTTTTTAGAGGTACGTTTCTTTTCATTCTGCATATATGTCTATAAAACTCCTAATTTGAGGCATGACCGAAAACACGTATTCATGCCCTAGTTCGTAAAAGTAAAAAAAGGTTTTCCAGTCGAAGCTTTCACCCACTACTTCCGCGATGATGAGCGTTTCTTCCGACTGCCAGATGAATGTATGGATTCTGTTCTGAGCCACCTGTTCCATTCATTACACAATAACCTGGCATCACTCTCATTGTCGGCCTTTCTTCCGAATTTCGGCAAATCTCCATTTTTTGCTAATCTAAGCCCGATATTTTGATAACCCATTAGCTCTGAGAAGAATTTAATATCCCAACCCGTACCACCTGCAACCGCTCGAAACTCGCGGATGTAATCGGGCGCTTTTACGCCCTTCATTTCTTTCCAACCAATTCTATTTTTACATCAATATTTTCTAGCCCTTTAGGGGCTAGGGCTTTCACTTCAAGTTTAAGAAGTGATTTTACTGCCTCTTCCAGTTCGTCAAATAGTCCAATCTCGTTTCTCCACTGATCCCCTTCGAGTTTTATTTCCCTGTCCATAACGAACACGCTCAAGCCACGACTCCGGATCATACCCAGACCATCCGATGGCTTTTCCATAATTAAGTCTTCCCCAGCATTCTTCATAAACTAAGTTCGAGAAAGGTGTATAGCATCCACACCCCCGAGTTGAATTATCAAAAGGCTTACACCTTTTAAGCTCGGCATCGAATATCGGGCATCTGAGGCAAACTTTATATCTGCGTTTCCACTCTAAACGATCAATCTCCTTAGCTAGCAACCAATAAGGAAGAACCTTCCATATGGCGTTAGCTAAAATAAAAAATACTGCTACTGAGCTAAGCTCGCCCTTCTCCCGATAAATTACTTTTAGAAACTCCTTTATTCTCTTCATGCAAAGGAAGGAGCATCATTTTCAGTAAAGCTTATTCCGCTAGTCCTCTTATCTTCTTGCTGAGGTTTTGGGTCGGGGGCATTTGGCACAGGTAGTGCCTTCGGATGGCTATCTATCGGGTTCTCAATATTTTCCTCTTTGACTACTACTTGTTTCTTATTACCACCACCCTGCTTCTCGGCAAAATTTTCGCCTAGTGAAGAGCTGTCAGCTTTTGTGCTTGTTAATGGTACATTGCTACCACCTTGCCCAGGTGCAGTACCAGGTGGCATACTCATGGGAGCAGCTGCCATAAATTGAGCATCTGACAACAGGTTCTCGGCACCAGCTTCTGAAAGAGCTTCCATGAGTGTGGAAACCCCACCCTTCTCAAGCAGCTTAGCCTGACCATCGGCAGTGTTCATGTCATAAGTTTGACCACTGTATGCAACGGTGCCGCCACCCACAGATTTTACACCTTGTGTGTTTCTGCCATCATTTTTGTTTTTATTACCCACCATATTTATGGGGTTCCTTTTTCTCTGGGGAGGTCTTCTAGATGAGCTACTACCACTTCCTCCACCACCACCACCACCGCCACCACTACCAGTAGCATTAAAACTTACCTTATCGGCTCCAAAGGTGTCTACTGCCAAGCTCATGGGTACTGACAAAGCATTGCCTAAAAGCTCTACAGGCGCGCCAAGTAAGCCCCTTGCCCCATCTAAAGCAACATCCCAATTTCCTGTTATGCCACCACCAATAGTATTGGCTATGTCATCAGGCACATTCCAGATCAAACTATTCAAGGTTCTTGCACCTGGTTGACCATCACTAGTCAGCCCATCCCCAAATAAATAATCACCTGTCTTGTTTATTAACCCGCCAAAGTTTCTAATCCCTGAACCCAAGAAGTTGTCACCTGCTTTTTCACCGAGCCAATTGATACCACCTGCAAGACCATCGGTGACCATATTCAACGGTTTAAGAACTAAACCAGTACCTTGTTGTAGTAAGTCAGTACCTCGGTCAAAATATCCAAGTAGGGTCTCACCTCGTTTAGGAGTAAACACCATTCCTTGAGCAGCATATCTCTCATAGCCAACTGGCATCCCATTTATATCAAGCCTACCACCATTCTGAGCCAATAAAGCCTCTGTGTTTCTTGCCCCAGCCTCTAGCTGAGCAGGTGTGTAGTTCTTGGTGTAATCTAAAGCTCTCTGCTCAGTTAAACTAATATTTGGATCTCTACTACCAGAAATAGTGTTAGCTAAATCATTTCCAGCCATCACTACTTTCGAGTCTTTCTGACCACCTATCCAATCACTAGCATCATTATTGCCTGCCCAATCTCTACCATCAGTTTCAACTTTTAAAGCTTCAGTACCGGTGTACTCAGCTGCAATAAGCTCATTCTGAAGAGATATCATCTCAGCTAACTCTGCGTCTGAGTAGTTCTCAGCGTTATCTGTGGTCTCCGTTGCTAAATAATCAATTGCATCGGTAGAACTAAAGTTAGCTACATTCCCATCCCGATCTATGTCAATTAAGCCGAGACCCTCAAGTACATCAACCTCTCCACTATCTAACTCCAGGACATCATCTATGACCGACTGAATCTCATCTGCATTGTTAAAGTCAGAATAGTTAATGTCGTCTGTGTAATATGCTACAGAATCAAATAAAAAGTCAGTGTCTAAACCATGAAAGCCGAGATTCGTGTCAAGACCACCATAGTTATCATTTATCAGACCCTGTGCGAATGTCTGATCAGCCACATCCAGCCCGATGTTGGAAATATTATCAAACTGATAACTGTCCGAGTTCCAAAATGAATCATTAAACACATCGTTTACATCGTTCTGTATGCTCGATGACTGCATCCATGATGTATCTACAGGATCAACATCCACACTCGTTGAGTTGTAGTCATCTAAAAAGCTAGATAACTTCCTTGAGTAATTATTCTCTATATCTGCCATCCTAGTTACCTAATTTACTTGGTTACAAGGTTTTCGTCAAATCCCATTAGTTCCAGATTTAGGAAAGTTCAGAAAAGGTGGATATAATTGTATATGACGCCAGGTTGCTTCCCCCCCGGCACCCCCTTTGTAACCTAATGCCTATTAGGTAACACATATGCCATAAGTTATTGATAGTCAATGGGTGCGTGCGTGGCGTTGTTATGGTTGCCCATGGTGGGCAGTTTATTAATCAATCAAAAATCAAAAGGAAAAAAATCATGATTATTAACATTAATTCAATCCCAAACATCTGCACGTCGTGAAGTTCTTAATAAGAACGGAAAAGTAATACGCCACGAGGTTGTCTTCGGTAAACAAGGGGTAGGCGCTTCAGAGATTAAGGCTAACCTACGCAAGGCAAATCCTAACTTGAAAGGCAAGGCTTTAACTTCAGCGGTTGCCAATGTCCTTAGCGGTGAGAAGTCCATGCGTGATGCCATTACCATTGCAATGGTGAACAAAGCCTTGCAAGACGGCGTGACGGATAAAATTAGCGAGACGTCTAACAAGCTAAATATCTCTATCAATAAGCCTAAGATTACCAAGGACAAGGTAATCAATGAACAGGCGGAGCTATTGGCTAGAATTAAGGCTGACCTTAGCCCCGAGCAGTTGGCTAAGTATGGTCTTACTAAGTAAGGCTAACTTTAACCTAACCTAACCTAACCTAACCTAACCTAGCCATGATATATAAACCACCTTAGCAAACTAATAGCCTAACCTAGGCTAGCGTGAGACGTACAGATTGTACT